GCAATACGTCCAATGTCACGAAGTTGTTCTACTGTGTAGCCTTCTGTCTTGAGTGTTTCGTAATGTGCTTTCACACAAAAGTGACACTTGCCAACAATACTAGCTGCCAGGCTAAATGCTTCGAAGTTTGACTTGGTAGTTCCGCCATGACTTGCAATAGCATTCATGCGTAACTGTGCTGGCAGGCCTTTAAGAGCAGGGTCATCGGCCATTTCGACATAGGGATACCACACATTGTTTTGTGCCATAATACTGGCCGCTGTCATTGCTGACTCGGCATGCACTGGTGCGTCGGCCAAAATCAAACTGACCAGTTTGCCGTTGCCTGTTGCGGCTAATGCGGCTACAGCACAACCCATAGCTACATCAGCATCTAGTGTACTACGCAAAAGAACAGCATCAAGATTTAACTTGGTGTCCTTTGCGTAGTCTGGCAACGCTTCTTTGATAGCGTCGTTGAAAGCCATTATAGTGTTTCTCCGCCTACTGTACGATTACATGCACACAATTCGCCAGTTTGTAATGCGTCTAATACACGCAATGTTTCTTCTGGTGAGCGTCCAACGTTCAAGTTGTTGACAGTGACATGTTGAATTTCATTGTTGGGATCAACAATAAATGTGGCACGAAGTGCAGCACCTGCTGGCGCATAAAATACACCAAGTTGCTCAATCAAGCTCAACTCACCACGCTGTGTATCAGCAAACTGTGTGTGAGTAATCTTTTTCAAATCCGCATGTGCGTTTTGCCAACTAACTTTACAGAACTCATTGTCTGTTGAACCTGTTAGCAATACTGCATCACGATCTGCAAAATCGCCAGCTAGTTTATCGTATGCAACAATTTCTGTTGGGCATACGAATGTGAAGTCTTTTGGATAGTAAACGATTACTTTCCACTTGCCTTCAAATGATTTTTCTGTAATATCAAAGAAAGCGTCTTCTGGTTGTCCTGGCTTGACGCCTGTTACTACAAAAGGATCTAATTTTTGACCTACTGTTTTCATGTGCTTCTCCTTTAAGTTAATATGAAATTATTTTGATTGGTGCCCAGAAAGAGACTCGAACTCTTAAGCCTTGCGGCACTGGCTTCTAAGACCAGCGTGTATACCAATTCCACCATCTGGGCGATACTTTACTTAATACTGGTGGGCCTTCTGTGAGTCGAACACAGTACCTACCGGTTATGAGCCGGGTGCTCTAACCAAGCGTGAGCTAAAGGCCCTATGCTTGTATTATATACTAATTGTGTTTAAAGGTCAAACGATTTAACGACGTTGTCTAACCGGTTGGGAAGCAGTACGTCGAGCACGTGGGTTTGCTTGCGCCGGTGCTATTGTTGTTGATTGTGCAGGCTGATTAAGCCCACCACGTAGTACATTACCATTTTTGTCAACCAACACAACGTCTTTGGTGCCCTTCATACCAAGAGCACGTACTAGTGTCAGTGCTTGCGGGCGAAGACCACGATAACCAATTGCTTTTCCTGGACGTGTTTTGGAATTACCGATACGCCAAACCATTAAATGGCTTTCTGGAATATCTGCTTTAGTTTTAATAACGGTATAGCATTCAATGGTAACATTGTTATCTTGTTGTACAAAGTGATGCGGTTTAAAATCTTGAATAACAATGCCACCCTCTGGGTTAATATCTGTACCAAAAATAGCCTTTATGGATTCTTCTTCAGTTGGCTCAACCACAATATCTTTGTTTAACTGGTAGTAATCTCTTCCAAGATCGTCTTTTAATTTATCTAATCGGATAGCACCTTGTTTTACTAAATTATCAATAATAACTCTAGCTTTAGCACCAAATGATCCTTCGGCGCTTTCCCAACTGGCTGCACTTAGTTCTTTAATACTAATTGGTAATCGGTGTGTAGGACTCGATAATACTACGTCAGCTTTTTTAATGCCGCCAGTACTTTGCCGTCCCGGGTTTCGTCCCGATGCGTCAACGCCAGTTGCGCCTTGTATAGAAATACTTTTTCCGCGACCATCAACAAATGTAGCATTAATTGATCCATATTGTTGAATCATACTTTGCATCATACTGGCCAACTCTAATTCATTACCTACTCCAGCACTTTTATCCGCTTGTTTACCCTCATCCTTAACAGAAATGTTTATGGGTGTATCGTTAAATACTATTACACCTGCACTACTAATTTCTGGGATCACAATAACACGTGGTTTTTCTTTGGGGAATTTTGCCTGGAAAACTTTTAAAATATTATTTAAAACCAGTTGACGATATTTTATTTTTGCTTGTCCGGCGGGAATTTGTACTATTGCGTGTATACGATTTCCATTGACTTTAATCTGTTCGTATCCGGCTTGTGCTAGTATTTGCTGTACTATTTGTTTGTTTATGCTGTTAGATGCTGGATCTTTTGCAGTGGCCGGTTTAACCGGAGCAGATTTTGCCTTAGGAGCTGTTTTAACAGGTGGCTTAGCCGCGGCGACCGGGGCTTCGTTAAGTAAGTTGATTAGTTCACGCATTCTCATAGTAAAGTATTTATCGGCGTTCAATATCTTCTTCTACACAGCAACTACCAAACTGCACTTCTACCAGTTTGCAGGGTGTTTTAAACGGGTTACTTAGCTGGTGCCATTCGCCTACAGTAATATGTACAGTTTCGTGCTGACGCAAAAACATAGCCGCATATTCTTTTTCTACCTTGCACTCACCTTCTGTGACCATCCAGTATTCTGCACGTTGTTGATGACGTTGCATACTTAGGCTTTGCCCGGGCTCTACTGTAAGTTCCTTGACTTTGGTGCCTGCAACCTCATGTAGCACACGATAATAGCCCCAGGGGCGGATGGTCTTGGGTGCTTTCCACTCCTCAAGGATCCAGCTACTGCTGTTGGCCTTGTCTTCTCCGCCTACACCAAACGCAAACTCCACATCATCAAACACCATTTCAGGAATGTTATCTCGAGTACGGTCGCCACCATTGGCAAATACTAAGGTTGCCCAGGGAAACATTGTTTTAACTGTTCGGATAGCATCAATAGCTGTTCCATCATCATCATTGAACTCTATCACACGATCCACCGAACGTAAATTGCCCACAATGTTGGCACGTTCTGACCAGGGCATAAATGCTCGGCCTTTTTTACGATCTAGCCAAGCATCTGAATTTAATCCCACAATAAGATGGTCGCCAAGATTACGGGCTGCTTTAAAATAAGCAATGTGCCCAGAGTGTACAGGATCAAATCCGCCAGTGGCAATTACAATTTTTGTCATCAGTCTGTGATCTTGTAGTAATCTTTATCTAGCCAAGTCACAACTAAATCTTCTAGTCTGGCATGTCCGTGTTGATTTACGCTGTTAATTATGCTGTCGTTGACAAGATTGCGTTCGGCCAAATCGTACCAGGTGGCTTGTTGCGTCAACGGTTCGTGTCCGCTGGCATATACTGCAGCATACAACCAAGGCGTACTACGTTTACGATAAAAATACGCATCTCTGCAGTCAAACCCTGAGATAGCCAGCATGTAGATTAGATTTAAGATATTGTAATTGTAATATTGATGGTCGTGTTGTTCTACTACCAAACTACTATTTTTCACATAGGTGCCCTGCGGAATGGTCAATATCAACATGCCATTTTCTTGTAGGGTTTCTTTCCAAACACGCAAACATTTGAAAGGGTCTAGGGCATACTGAAACGTATCATGAGCCCAGATTAAATCCACTTGTCTGGGTACTGCTCGTTCTTCAAAGTTTCGCTCAATTGGTATTAGATTTGGATTACGGGCCAGTATGTCCGGGTCAATCCTGCTCAAGTCTTGATCTACGGCATAGACTGTGTAATTCCTAGGTTCAACGGGCTCATCTCTGGTCATAAGGCTTGCCCACCACTCGGCATCCAATCCGGCGCCGCAACCCATATCGGCTATATATGTTAAACTGTCAAGAAAACTGTCATATCCGTACAACAGGTTTAATACTTCTAAACTGTGTTCATGACTCAGGTAGGGATTTTTAAACAGGGCCATTGGTCAATATTTCCATCACTAGTTTTTCTTTTAATTGTTTAAGTCTAAATTCAAGTTGATGGCATGCTTCGGCCACTTCGGCATCTGTGCCCCAACCTCGCTGTGTGTTTAAGTGATATGCAAATTTTGCCACTGTGTCTTTTTCTAGCTGTATGTTTACAGCATCATGTCGAGGTTTGGCTTGGCAACACAGCTCAAACTCTTGTAACAATTCGTCAGCACGTTGACGCCAATCCATCATACTACAATATCTTCCATTCCGGCTGTGCGTAGTCTAACCACGTGTCCCAACATAAAGTTCTTTGATTCAATGCCTTTCATAACACCCAGCCAGCGATTGCGTAGTAATGCCACTTCGTTGATGATTGTTTCCATGTCAACAACTTCATCCTCGGCTTCAGCATATTTTTCAGCATCTCTTGATGTCAGTGCTCTAGCATAGGCTTCTAGGTACTTTTTATAATGTCGTTGTCTAATTTTGCGTAGTTGTATGTTAAGAAACTCTAGCACAGCTTCAATTTCTTGCAGTTGATTAAAACGGTGCTCAGTCATGCCCGGCAAGTCCGACAGCTCTTTTTCTACACGGCCACGTATTTTAATTTCTGTTTTGGCTGACGTCATTTCGCCTTCATAGTATTCAATGAATTCAGGAATAACGCTTAGGTCTGCTACAATTCGATTATAAAACATCAAGTACTCCGGTTAGCCAAGGAAAAGTTTCACGCCAGTTGGTGTTGCGTCTACGATCAAGCTCATCAAGATAAGTACGCAACTTGTTGATTTCGGTAGGATTTTTTTTGGTACTGGCAATCTGTTGTCTAACACCTTGCATGTACTTACGTGCTTCTTGTTGTTGCCAAGTGTCCACAGGCATAGCTTCCAGCACCTGTGCAAAGTACGGCTCCAGTAAGTCAGCATCAAAAATGTCTGGGTTCATGTAGGTTGGTGTATTTGCGATTATCAAATGATGCCCTATTTCTCTATGTGGTCTAAATGTATTCACGTAATTGATCAATGCTGGCATGGTAGGCACGGCCAGAGCTGTGACCACTTGGTTTATGTTTAAAGTTATCCAACGTTGGTTGACCAAATATTCAAAATTTTCTTTCCATTTTGTTAAATCTAAACCCGATCTAATGTACTCTTGTTCCGGCCCCCAGCAATCTATACTGGCAGTTACTTCAAAACGTTTGATCTTGCGTTCAGCAACCAAATGTTTGATGCGTTCTACGTGATCTCGTAAACGCCCATTATCAATCATCAGATTGCTTACCACATTAAATTCCAAATCTTTGTTACTATGATTATACAGGAAATCCAAGCAGGTGTCAAATTGTGCTTGATAAAAAGGTTCTCCGCCCAGCACATGAAATCTACGCACACTGGAATAGTTGGCATCTAGCCAGGACCATAATTGTTCAGTCAGCCGGGCTTTTTCTGGATGTGGCTGATATTGGTTGTCTATTACTACTCCCGAAGATTCAAATCTACCGTGTTGATCATTTTCATGTTTGATGCGACTGCTAAAACCATCGTGGCAATATATACATCGTAGGTTGCAGGTATTGTCAAAATACACTTCTACAATTCTGGGGGTTACCATAACTGCTTCAGGGTCCGCATCTAACTCAGGTGGTGTTAGATCTGGTATTGCTAGGTGTAGCATACGATCGCTCGATCCACCAGCACGTTCTATTTTTTCACAGTAGTCACAGCCACCCGTGGGCCAGGCACCAGACAGCATGGTCTGACGGTCTTGCAATTTTTTAGCAGTATTGTGAAAAAGTTCAAATGCATCCACTGACAGTGGGCTTTTTTCTACTCTATGGCAACTGTTGGTGGTTCCTTCGTACAGGTAGATACTGCTCCAGGTCCATTTAAGTTGGCATGCTGTAGCTGTTTGTATTGGAAAATACTTGTGCTTCATTACCAGTCGGAATCGTCACCTTCGTCATCATCTTGTTCGTCATCGTCGGTGTATTCTTTGAGAGCACGTTTTAATGTGTTATCGGTTCCGCCAAACTCTTTGAGTTCTTGGTCTCCCAACATGTCTACCATGACACTCATAAGATTGTCGGCACACTCTTGACGATCCTTTGCAGGAACATACTGTTTCATAATTGTGTATAGTTCGCTTATAACTTCTGCATCAATGGTCATACTTTTTCCTCTTTGTTAATCCAACTTATAAAATTTTCCGGGAATATCGACAACGATAAATTTCTACGTTGTGCAAACTCCAGTAGGTACTTCTTTAATTGTGCTTGTTGCGTATCTGTACTTGCAATGTTTAATGTTTGCTTAATTATTTGATCATGGTATTTATATTGTGTTTGCATCAATTGTGTTTTAGTTTCAGTATCTAACACACTAGCACTCAAATACTCAGGATCGTTACAAGGATTGAGTAAATCTCTATCGGTACTGTACTCCTGCTGAAACTTGTCAAATCCATGCACAGTTAAATTGCTTAATACACTACAAAATCTATATTCAAAGCGACTGGCAATTATGTCTAGGTTACGTCTAAATTGATCCCATGTGTTACCATAACGATTAAATTCATATAGTATATCTGTGTTTTCTGCACTTACTGTAAATGTTGTACTGGTTGGCAATTGATCTAATATACGTTGTAGTCTTTCTGTTTTAACTCCCAATCCAGTAAATATGTCAACTGGTGCAGATAATTTACCAACTAGCTCAGCTAGTCCATTATACAAAAATGGCTCGCCACCGGTTATTTCAATTTGGGTGGCTGTTTTTAACTTGGCAACTTCTTGAATAATAGTTTGATAACTATCACTTTGTTTAATAACAGGTTGTCCTAGTTTTAATACAATACGATCGTTGGCTGTAATTTGATATCTTGTTTCATCAGTATAAGCACCATGTTGTTCAATATCACGCAACCAAGCAGTACTGTACTGTTTACAACAATAACTACAAGTTAGATTACAGTCGCTACCAACATTGATATGTAGTACACGAGGACTTGAATACACATCTGTGTGTGTTCTGGTACCAGACTCCATTATGGTTCTACGACTTGGTAATCCGCGACGCTCAGCGGACCAGCAGGTATCTTCGCAACTGTCCACAGGCTCATTGTTTAACATACTGGTACGTTCTGCCAGTAGTTCTGGTGTGTTGAACAACTGTCCCGGATTGCGTTTAAGCCAGGACAAATCAATTTTAGTGGCTGTAGCAGCACAGCACGAATTCATAGTTCGTCGTTCAGGCTCTACAGTCAACCACCAAAATTTTTGCGAGCAATAATTACTCTGCGACATCAACCTCTTTTTTAGACTTCTTTGGCTTGTCTTCGATTACTGCTTCGACTTCGGCTTCTAGTTCTTCAATGTCCACTGACTTCTGGTGTGGGTTGGCAACAAAGTCTACCATGGCTTTGTCCAAGCATGAATCTTCGTTGCGTTCCCATGCCTTGCGGAACTTCTTGATGATTTCACCTGTGGCCAATGTGTAGACTAAACTATTACCTTCTTTTTTAAGCAGGTCTTTGCCTTCAAACAAGTCAACTAAACCAGAATAAGGGTTCATGCCTTCTTCGTATGGAATCTTAACTTGCACCGATTCAAATGGCTTGGCGTAACGTGTTTTCATAATCTTACAGGCGGCACGGATACCTTTTACTTCTGAAATCTTGTTGCCATCCTCATCTTCTTTTAGTTTTAACTTACGCATAGCTACAACGATACTACTCGCATAGATAAAACCTTGTCCTCCTGATATTTTGTCGTCTGGATCAAACATATCTTGACTAGCGTATGTGTGTGCGGTGGTTACTAGGCCAATATTTAAGCTACCAAACATGTTTACGCAATTACGTACCAGGGCGGCTAGTGCTTTGGGCTTACGACCCATGTCACCTTTCATGTCCCCTGCTTCGAATTGATTTACATCCGTTGGAGTAAGTAGCATACCCAACGAATCTACTACGAACAAGACTTTGGGTCTTTCTAACTCTGGTAATGTTTTGTATTCTTTAACAAACTCCGAGATCATCTTGCCCACATCGTCAATCATGGCCATGTTGAGTTTGAGTAGTTTATCTTCACTGGTGTCTACGTTGAGTGCGTGTAACCACTTTTCGTCAAGTGCGTTTTCACTGTCAACTAGAATAACATAGATGCCTTGCTTTTGTGCGTTAGCAACCAAGTTACCCGAACAGATGAATGATTTACCTGCGCCGGACTCTCCGGCAAACACAGTAACTTTGCCCAGTGGAACACCTTTGTTAAAGTCTCCTGAGATTAGATAGTTGAGAGCGTAGTTGTTGGTTGATATCCAGTCTGTAGGATCTGTAAAACCCACGCTGATGCCGTCAATGCTCTTGGTGATACTTTTGCGAAATTTTGATACGTCAAATGGTTTAGCCATGATAGTTTTCCTTGATGTTATATAAATCTTTAAATATTTTACTGCTGTCTACTTTACGTCTTTGATCCAATGTATGTATCTCATTCATTGAACCTAAAAAATCTTTTTTGAATGGTTGCTCAATATAATGTAGCATGTTGCGGTAACTGTCTTCTAATAGGTAACCCGGAGCTTCATTGATCCTTGCTTCCAAAATACTCTTAACTGATTGTAGCACAGAGTCCGGTAAATGTCTAATATTTAGGTATTCAGGCTCAAGCAACGCACCGATCACAAATGCATTATTATGGAATCCTTGTGCTTTTAGAAAATCTACACACCCAAATATGCTTTGGTAGTTTAATAAGAAGTGTAGCATATTAAACGTAATTTTATGATCCAGTGTTTTTATGTGCTTTAGATTGTCTTGAAAATCTTGCCACTGGCCGCCGTGTCTGATGTACTCAAACTCGTCCCCAATGGTTTCTACACTCACAGTCCAGTGTACATTTTTAAATTGACATATCCGTTCAAATACTTGTGTGTCCACTTTGCTTAGATTTGTGTTGATACGTAGGTTTACATTGGGATCCAGTAGATCCAATAACTCTAAATTTTCACGCATCAACAATGGCTCACCACCGGCCAGATAAACATGTTCAAGTTGCGTGGCATGTTCAAATATATACTGTTTAAAATTGGCACGTTGTTTGTCTGTGGGACTTTGTTGCTTGATGTCTAGTTCGTCGGCCCAACGACTGCTAAACTCTGGATTACAATATACACAAGCAAAGTTACACAGGTTGGTCCAGCGTACATCGATGGTTTTTAGATTGAAGTTTCCGGCACGGTATGTATCCAAGCTGACATTTTTTAGTTCTCGTATGTAGAATTTACGGTCGCTGATAATGTCAAATCCTTTTTTACCATGCTCTAAGTCATAGCATGTGCGACACGAAGGTACTGCAATATCAGATACAATTTTATTTTGTATCAGTACGTTGGTGTTGCCATGTATCACTCGTTCTATAGGAGCATCTTTGATATTTCCGATGGTGCCGGCACTACGGATACAATTTTTGATTGTGCCGTCAAAGCCGTTGTACATAAGTCCGGTCCACGGTATAGGACAAAATGTAGAATTAGTTAAGACTTCTTTAGGCGTCATATTTAGGTCCTAGACTAATATCTGCAATGGTTAACACAGGGTCTGCTTGTTCTAGCATATTGACCAAGGTCATGGCCCAAGGCATGGTAGGTGCCGAAGGAGGCGAAGTTTTTTCTGGTTGTGTAGCAATATCACCCGGTTTAACTAAAACCAATCTAGGAAACGGATGCAGGTAACGCAGCTGTACATGTGCTTGATCTAATGTACTTTTTTGTAACCAATATTCTTCAAGACCTTCAATGGTTGTACAAGGATAGTTGGTAATTTGACTGCCAATACTTATAATGGTCTTGTCTTGGCCTTTCCAACGACGAAACATTTCAAACAGCAATTCTGTTTGTGCGAAACCCGCTTGTGCATTGTTAACAAACATATCGCAGGACTCAATCGCATCAGCACATTTTGGTATACTTTTTATGTTGTAACCATTGGTGCGGCTTAGACCAACAATTTCATGGCCACGGGACTGGTACACATCTGCCAGTGCCTGGCCAATACCTTTGCTGTGGCCTGTGATTGCTATTTTCATTCAATGCCTCTTAATTGTTTTTGTCGTTGTATATATGCTTGTACTTCGTCTTGATTCTTATTATTGACATCTAATTCTTTGGGCTCTTTTAAATAAGCATAGCCGTGATCGATACCGTGTTCTTCTGCAAACTTTTGTATGTTAGGCAAATCGTGTAAGTTCAATACACTAACTGTGGTCCACAAGTTTAGCGTTACTGGCATGGTTTTATATGTCATTAAGTTTTGATAAAATGTGTTCCACTTGATAGGCCAACGCACATACTCAAACACCGAACCAATGCCATCACAACTGGCTGTTACTGTGACTTCGACGCCGCGGCTGGCAATCTCCGTTAGTTCTTCTAATATCACGTTACAGTTTGTATTGAGTCTAAGTGTACGCAAATTGGGCGGAAGATTGGCCAGTAATCTTCGATAATTTTTGCTATAGCTAGGTTCGCCGCCATTGATATCCAAATGTCTAATACGTTCTTGTGGCAAGTCCCAAAAGCGATTGCTGTTATCGATTACAGGAAAAGTCTTGCTGGTCAATGCACCGATCCTTGTGCTACATTCTGGGCTACAAGTTTGACAGGCGGCATTACATACGTTATCTAATACCCCGCCCACTTGTAAATAATCTCTTTGAGTTTCTAGGGCATCTACAGCGATGGCGTGTATCCTTATACTACTGGGAGATTCCCGTTCAACTTCTTCGCAACGTCGACATTCCACTGGCCACTCACCTTGTTCAAACTGTTCACGTATTTTACGCAACCAACGACTGTTGTCCATTTCTTCAAGGCTATCAAACTGTGCTGGATCGATCATATGACCACAGCGGCTAACCGTACCATTGGGATTAAAGCGAACAAAATGATCTAGTCTAGGGCATTGCATATTTGAATGCTCCGGTCAATAACTTCACTGTACAAAGCATGATGATTGGTTTGAATAAATCTAACAATTTGCTTGAGAGGAACTGTTTGTCCCATAAAATCTTCGTACAAGATTTTATCTAACTGTAGATAATAATTTAGTTTTTGATTGGTGCCAAAGTAGTTAACCAAGGTTTCGTCTCGGGCCAACATATTCCAGGTGTGGTCTGTGGCTGTGTGTAATTCTTCTATGGGCCTAAAGTACATCCAAGCATCGGTAAACTTTTGTAGATTAACAATCCAATGGAACTGCAAACTAAAATGACTATTTAGAAACAAATACTGGTCGATCATGGTCAATGCTGTGGCACGATCAAGGTGTGGATTGTGTCGTAGGTATGTTTGCACTCCGCTGACATAGCGTTCAAACGGTTCACGTAAAAACACTTCAACTGTACGCAATTCTCGAATTTCAAAGTAGTTGAGTTTTCTAGGATTGGCAGCAAGTAAACTACTGCTACCATTTTTAAAAATAGGATAGACATAGCGATTGGTCCCTACTTCAAGGATCTCGCACTGGTCTGGGAAGAGTATGGGGTCTAGATAAGACAGCATAGGAAATGTGGGGGACCGTCTCCCCCACTGACACAAGCAATATTACTGTTTCTGACGGTTACGAATCATTGCCAAAATATCTTCAGCACGTTGGCTGGATGGTTTGGCTTCTGCGGCCGGAGTTGCTACCGGGGCAGTTGGAGCAGGTACATCATCTTCTTCTACTGGTTCTGCCACTGCAGCTGGTGCCGGAGCACTTTCTGCAACAGGAGCAGCGTTAGGAACATCTAAGCCATATGGCTTGTAGTAAGCACCCCAACGATCTGGATCGTATGGTTGGCCGTCTACTGATGCTTCAAACATTTCTTTGAGAACCTTGAGTTCAACGTCGCTTGGCTTCTTAGGCAAGAAGTCTGACAAGTTAAACAAACCGTGTTCATCAATTGCAGCTTGTTCTTCTGCTGTCAATGCTGACTCTTTGCGTGACCACTTACTAGTACTGTAGTCTGCATAGCCGCCTTTACTTGTTTTAACGATTTGGAAATCCAAACCACGTTGCAAATCTGTTGGCAACTCTTCCATTTCTGGATCCATCAGTGCAGCTTTGATGATGTTAAAAATCTGTGGGCTAATAGTAAAGCGACGGATTGGGTTAGCTGGAACCTTGTCGTCACTAAGTGCGTTCTCGCGAACAAAGCCTTGGAACACATAAGATTTTTTCTTCCAGTACTTACGACCCATTTCCTCTAGGCTAGGATCTTTAAACCAAGGACGTACCTCAGCCAGGATTGGGCAAGCTTCGCCGTACATTTCCATACATGGAACTTGTACAACCACAGGCTTTGAATCTGCTTGACCTTTGACACCAGCAAATGGTAGTCGGATCATTGCACGTTCAGCCCAAAAGAAGCTGTTCTTGGTGTTGCCGTCTGGTAGGAATCTAATGCGTGTTGTGGAACCTTCTGCGATGTTCCAATGTGGATAGATAGCGTTGTCGCCACCTGATTGTCTGTTACCGCCTTTACCGCCTTCTGATGCTTGGAGCTTTGCTCTGATTTCTGCTAATGTTGTAGCCATGATAATTTCCTTTTATAAAATGTGCCATAATATTTTTACTGCTTTGCCATGTTGCACATACCACAGTATATGCTAATATATTTAGTCCTGTCAAATGTTTTTTAAGACTTTTTTACAGTTTGGATATATTTGTTGTAGAGTTCACAATTTTTGGATGCCAATTGATACAAGTTATCCATTTGTTGTTGCCTACTAGAACTAGTATACAGTACTTGTAGACTGTCTGTCAACCTTTTTATTCGATCATGCGGGTGCGTGGCCAAATCGTATGACTCGTCAATCACAGAATCAAATGTTTGGAAGCCCATGTCCTGTAGTCTAGCCAAACTGCCTTGACCTCCGACCAATACAAATGGTTTTCCGGTTGCCAAACAGTTGGCTGTTTTCTCGGTAAACCAAAAGTTGCTGATGCTGTCTGTTTCGCTCACAACTTCAATTTGATATCGATTCCAAACATTGTTGTAATTGCGACAAGCATCATACCAATCAATCATGCCCATGTAATGCCCGCTGGTTAGGTCTTGATCAAATGTTTTTTGTTCAAGCCATGCCAGTTCCTTGGTATACTGACTACTAAAATGTTTCAATGATTCTTGGATAAAACTAACTTTGGGCTGAAATGTTATGTAGGTATCGTTGGGGAAAGCAGTATCTAATTCATAAGCCAAACGAAATCTATTTAAATTATATCTGCCAAGCAAACTACCCACAAACTTTGCATTGTTGATGTCTCGATCAATGTCTTTGGGCAGGTATTGATTAACACTGACAAAAATACCCAGAGACAAACAATTGGTTTTAAAATTGCTGTTGGGATCAGGATTGTGTGTTTCTATTGTTACATTGGTGTATGGTATTCGAACTGTGTCACATAAAAATTTTACATAATGATCAAAGCCGCTAAAATCAAAATTTTCTCCATCCCACAATCTAATTAAGATTTGTTGCCCTGTGTACTGTTTACCTAAAATGTCCAACAGTATGTCTTTTCTGGTTATAGAATAGTCCTTGTGTACAAAAAATTGCCCAAGTATTAAAATGTCTGTATCGGTTATGGTAACTGCTTGTTCTATCATATTTGGCTCAACAAGTAGTTGGCCCAAAGTTCGTGACCATACTCTGTGGGATGACGACTGTCTTCTTTGTAAGTGTATTTGCAAGCGTCTAGAATATCCACTCTGTGTAATGCTTGATCAATTACCGTGGGGGTATCTGGATAGGTATAATTGTAGTTTAGTTGTTCAATATGCTCACTGACTACTATATGTGTGTCATTTTGTATGTGAGAATTGGTCATGACTTCTAGCCAATTGCGATCGCACATGGTTAATTTTGTTGGGCGGCTGTCAGTAAAGTTATGTGCCAAAACAAATTTTATACCAGTATACTTTTTTTGCAGTTGCTCAATGTCATTGTAGGTGCGATCCAACATTGCAACCAAATTGTTTTGTAGTGTATTTAAATTTGGGTTTAGCCAATTTATTTCTTCGTGACGACCCGATTCGGTTAAAGTAATAACGCACACAGTATCTTTGCCGTGTACATGTCTCGATAACAGTTGTGCTAACCAGGTGCACATCATATTATTACTAATACCTGGCAAAGCCAAATTAATCCAATCCGACTTGATTTCTTCTGCTATTAAACTACCGTACACATGAGATAATCTATGCTCTGGATCATCGCAACCATCACGTACTCGTGTTTGTCCCAAGCTATCACCATAGGTCCAACTATCACCCACAGTTATAAGTAATTGTTCGCTGTTAACAGAACGATAATAGCAAGGATTATTAACTTGCGACCATTTGGGAATATCAATTATATCAAGCATACGCAGTTAAATCTAAATCATACAAACGTTTCCATTGGTCGTATGCATATTTTCTAAAGTGATTTTTATTGTACTGGCAACGACCAAAATATTTTTGTTGATATTCTTGGGCAGGGTTTTTAACAGCATTTATAGCAGCAATAGCCGCTTGAGCATATTGATATTGTCTACGTGGATCTCCAGTGTTTTCATCAATGCCGGCATAATTGAATACGTCATCAAACACATCAAACCCTTGTTGTTTGAGATGCTCACGCAGGGGTGCTTGACCGTAGACAAAAAATGGTCTCATGCCAAGTATAGGCTTGAATGTTTTTTCGCTGGCAAAAAAATTCTTAGGATAATAATTGTTAAATTCTGTTTCTGTAACCAAACACAACAAACTGTTTTGCCAGATATTCATGTCACCTAGGCTAAAAATATCATTGCGTATTTTATGGCTAACCCAAGTTTCGTCGGCACCAAGTTGCCCGTATTCGTCATGAATGCCCTGTGCGCCATCAAACGTTTCATCCAATACTATAGCACGATCTCCCGGGAGTCCAAGACTTACAAATCCTTGTTCTTGTAAACCGGCTGCTAGTAATTCATTTACCAGTGACACTCTATGCGGATGTGGTTTACGATTTAGGCATATAAACTTACGGGCGGTGTCCATTACAGGCACATGATATTCTTCGTAATTTTGAAAATACAAATCACATACCATGGCCCAAAAATCCAAGCGATATTGATCAGCATTGCCTAGAATAAGATAAGGACGGCCCGACTGTTCAATGGTTCTAAAGATTTTTGGCACAGCAGGATCTACAAAATTATGACAGATAATAAAATCTGGATCGGCTGTTTCAATTTTTTTGGCTATGTCATCTTCGTGTAGCCAGGTGGGATTGATAAACAATACACGTTCACAGGCAAGCTGTTGTTGTGCTTTGTTTTCTAATATGTTACGTATTAATTGTTCAACTCGGCCGGCTTTCCATGCATAGGGAAACCCGTTGGTATCTTTGATAATTTGCATTTTGGATAACTTGTTTAATAAGTTATTTACGAATTCCTGCCAGACTACGAATAAAATCTAGGTCGGTGTTTTCCATGGTCATGTTACTGATGTTTGGATGGTCGGGTTGTGATCCGTATTGATCTTGAGGATCAGCTTGACTTGGACTTACTGGTAGTGTTTGAGATGTTTGTGTGTCGTCTGCGTTGTTGCGACCAAATTCAATTTGATTTAACAATGCGGGCATGTTGTCATTGATCCAAGTTTTAATCAATGGTCTGGCATCAGCATCAGGGCCTTGACTGTCTGCCAAATGATATATGGCATCGTGTAAGTCATCATCACCAATGAGTGGTTGTAATGCAGATACTGCATCAACTCCATCTATACCAACTGGCACACTGGATTGCAACAATGCTTTTAGTGCTAGAACTTTATCTTTGTTATCGGGAGTGGCCCATGTGCCTTCTGTGACTGTGTCGGCCCATTCTTCAAGTTCTGCACCCAATTGCTCAGCTGATTCTGATTTGTATTTTTTGTAGGCTTTAAACACAATAGGGAGTGCTTCAGTAAAACGATCATCGTAAACTTTTTTAACAAAGCGTTCACGCAAGGCATCTACGTCTACTTCATCTTCAATTATGGTGTTGTCTGCTTGCCAGTTTTCAAAGTAGCTACGATAGCCGCGAGCTCCACGCATTTGGCGTAGTGTACGTTTTAATTCATCGTAATGATGTACAGCACTACGAGTCATGTCAGCTGTTTCTGCATCTTCAAATTGACGATGCTTGGTACTACGAACAAAATGACGCATGTCGGCCATTTCTTTTACAATACTGTTGATGTGTTCGGCTATTTCATCGTGCATGGTGCCGCCAGCATTTAAGTGCTCTGCCAAGGCATAGGCACCATGTAGGTTTGTATGATTTAGTAAGAAGCGTTCGCCGCGGTCAGTTTCTAAAAAGATTTCTTGTATGCGTCGTGCCCGGGCACCATGAATGTCGTCGTTTACTTTGTCTTTGTGACGAATTAAAATTTTAGTGTTGCCTTTGTCAGCAAAGCTGTTATAAGGGCGGCCTGGTGTGCCGTATAGTCGACTTTCTGTTACTGTAACATCGTTGCTTGAGAATGTATCGTCTGCTTTGCTTTGTTGTTTAACGTCTTTAAGGTCTAGATTTGATTTGTTGATATCACGTGTGTCAAATGTCAACAAGTTACGCTTGGCAAACTTGCGTAAGCCACGTAAAAATTCATACCATTCTTTGCGTTGTTCTCTATCCATTTCGCCTGAAATGTTTTGGCCAAAATATACTTTTAATGTGTTTTCATCAATGAGACTGATTGTCACTGTGCCAAATTCTGCACCATCTTCGCCGGTGTATGTAAAGTTAAAAAAACGAGCCTTAGAGGGGTCTGACGATGCCTTGGCTTTTTCATCGCCCAGCGTTACATTGCTGAAGCGGGAGCGAATTTTGTCAAATAGTGCAGAGGAGATTGATTCAATTTCTTTCATAGTTATATTTATCAGATCATTATAAACGGCATGGGTTCTATAAACTCACCTGCATCTTTGATTTCAGCATCCAAGTTAGCATCATAGTTTTGTAAGGTTTGCATCATGCGTAAGGCCAGTAAGGTTGACATAACTAAGTCGTCGGTTTCGCCTATTTTGGCTGCAAAACTATTGCCATGTGCCACAAATGTTTTGAGTTCTGTTATTAGAGCCTTGCTGGCTACGATCATGCGACGAGTTTCTATTAGACTTTTGAGTTTGCTACAAGCAGTTAATTTTGATTTGTTTGTAGTGTTAAATCCTTTGCGGAATCTGCGTACATTGCCGGCTCGGGCTACTTCACTTAGGAATACTCCACGTATGTTTTCTTCTCCAATTTCCTCAATCGCAACCAGTGCGGCTTCTCCCAGTGTGTTATTTTCTACGCTGTAATAAACATTGTTTGGAGATCCACTGGCGTCAGAAATATATTGACAAATTTCTTGCAAGATACGTACCTGACGTTGTATGGGTGTTTTGTTATCGCGCCACTCGGCCACTTGTTTAAGTCCAGGCATTTCAAATACTTGTAAGGCAGCCGGGTCGCCTCCAGTGCCTAGACTAGGGTCCAATGCTACAAAGTAAGTATGGTCACGCTCAGGACGTTTGTACCAGCGTACCTGTCCTTGTCGTTCAAATGGATCAATACCTGACATTTCGGCCAGATGTAACGGATTAATCAGCGTCTCATCAAAGATAATAAATTCACATTCCATCTCGCGACGAAAACGTTCTTCACCCAGTTGTGCTCGCATGTTTGCAGCCCAAGCTTCATCACGCTCAGGATGTTCTTCCCATTTACTACGGAATGCTTTGAACCCGTTGACACCCACTTCAGTTTCATTGCCATTGATGTCTATACACTTGTTGGCTCCTCGCCAAATTTGTGCAAATTGATCTTCGTCTGAGTTTGGTGTTGAAGTAATAATACACTTACCGCCAGTGGCTAGGGTGGGAGTAATGGAGGTCCAAAAGTCTGTGGCTATGGTGGGTCGCACGAATGCAAACTCGTCACAGTACAATAAGGATATACTCATACCACGACCGGTGTTTTCTGTTGTGGTTTGACTTACTATGCGGCTACCATTTTCAAAGTCCAACGATCCTTTATTATAACTTGTTACACCTGCTCTAATATGATCTGGACAGTTCTCATACGCATAACGAACACGTTGCATGATCTCTTGAGCACCTAGATACTTGTGTGCGGCCACAAGGATAGTTGAGTCTGGTACAAACATGGCATACCATAGCAAGTAGCCGGCGGCTGTGGTCGATTTGCCCGTTTGTCTTGGCATTAGGCTTATAGAGAATCTATAATGATGATAAGATTCAATCAATCGTTCTTGGTATTCGAAAGGATGATATTGTATGGCGCCGCGGGTGGGGTGCTGTATAAAGAAATAGTTCTTCATAAAGTAATCTGGGCCTGACACAGGATCAGCACAGCGGGCCAACTCTAAGATTTGTTGCTCAGTGTAAGACATCCGTTTGTACGGCGCCTTGATAATTGCAGTCTCTAACTCTTTACTCATATAAGTATATTTAATGTCAGATACATTGTTACTCAATCAAAATTACCAACCAATTAGTGTGCTACCCCTGAGTGTTATCAATTGGCAACACGCAATCAAACTCATGTACCTGGGTCGTGTTCATGTGCTGGAAACCTACCCAAATTGGATAGTACACTCGGAACGCCTAGCTCTAAATGTGCCCAGTGTCTGTGTGACCAAGGACTACTTTCACTACAAACAAGCTGTCAAATTCAGCAGATACAATCTTTACATGCGAGATCTATTTAAGTGTCAATACTGTGATGATGTGTTTGACTATGAAGATTTAACTATCGATCATGTCAAACCCCGTAGCCTAGGTGGCAAGACTGTGTGGGAAAATTGTGTTACCAGTTGTAAAACTTGCAATCATGCCAAAGGTAGCCATTTGCTGTTGCCCAAAGTAAAGCCTTATCGTCCTGACTACTACAGTCTTGTCAACCAATGGCGTAAAATGCCATTTACTGTTAAACAGACGTCTTGGAATCAATACCTAGGATTAGACAAGCAAGTTGCTTAGTTGTTGTTGGGGAAACTGCGAGGACGATATTCAGGATGTTTGATCAAGTATTCTTCTACCTTGTCACGCAAACTGCCTGTCATATAAGGCAAACTGAAATTGATCAGGAACCATAGATCAGTTCCAGGCATGACATGATATTCTTTCAATAGGTCGTTGCGTTCTTTGGCAGTATAACTGATATTGCTACCCACTGGACTTTGTATGCCTGTTTCAGCGGCTTGTGGTACTGTGTTGTGTCCTGTATACACGCCAGCTTCGGCTTCCAACAAGCCGGTTATTCCAGCCAGGCGTTTGATTTCTGCCAAGTCCGTAGCATCCATAACTGCATCAGCATCACCTGACTCGCCGGGTAGCACAAAGTCTGCTTGTGTTATACGATACTGTTTCATTTTAATTTACGGATAGGTCCACGTGCTAACACAGGACTTTGATTGTTAACAACATCTAATTCTGTTGATTCTTTACCGGTGTTGTTTCTACTGGTATAGCCCATGTTTTTAGCGGCGCCTTGGATTATTTCACGCTCGGCATCTGTGTAGGCTACAGTCACTAACTCTGGGCCAGTTGGGCCCTCGGTATCACTATCAACTCGTGGTTGTGCTGCCATGCTCAGGCCAAATCTATAAGCGGCATAAGGATTGTTATTGGTTTCGGGCCAGCTGGATAAATCAGGAATTGCATTTACCGCAGATTTACGAAATTTACTTTCTTGAACAATCTCAACAATTTTCATTTTGGTTTACGTATAGGACCACAAGACTTGACAGGGCTCTTGATGTTGATCAAGTCTGTTTCAAATGATCCATCTCCAGTTTCATTGTTGGGTGTTATGCCCAGATAATTTTGTGCGGCCTTGATTTTGTCATTATCGGCTTTGCTATAACCAATAGTGGTAAATCTTCCACCAATGGGTCCATATGGTTTCATTGGCAAGTCTGGTGCACCTGCTAGTGCAACACCATAACGATAGGCAGCATAAGCATTGTTATTGTTATCTAGC